TCAATCCGCGGCAACGTATTAGGACTTGATCTGTACGTAGATAAGAACTTTGCGGTTAGCACAAATATCGATGACTCAGCTGTGATCCTTGCACCTGAAGCATTTACCGTTTACCAATCACCACAGGCTTATATGTCTGTGAACGTTGTAAGCAATCTGCAGGTACAGGTCGCAATTTATGGCTATATGGCAACAATTGCCAAAATGCCTAAAGGTATTGTGCGTTTCAACCTAACCTAATAAAACCCTAATAGTCGGTGGGTGATTAGCCCTTTCACCCACCGACCCCTACTAAGTAAGGAGTACCGAGATGGCAGCAAGTTATGTCACCGTAGCCGAGCTACGTGCCAATTTAGGTATCGGTAGTCTTTACTCAGATAGTACGGTTGAGGAGTGCTGCCAATCTGCTCAGGATCAAATTAACAGTTTCCTTTGGTTTGATACTGCGCCAGTCGTGGGGACTGCATTGGTAAGTAATGTTGCTACCGTAATGTTGGCCAACCCCGGCTTATTTACCGTTGGAGAATCGGTGACTATTACCGGGGCTGGCTCTACATTTAATGGCACATATACAATTACTGCCACGTTGCCGTTTAGCACAGGTACTACTAATTTATTGCCAGCATTTAATATGCAGCTAAATTATTACCAGCAACCACAGGGTTATAGTTTTATACAATTTGCTAAGACTGCAGCAGATCAGAATTTCAGGCGTGTAGTCCCATCTGGCGTTGCTACAGGCGTAGATACAAAAACCGCTGCCTACGTAAATACAGCAAGCGTTAGAGAAGCTGCAATGATTTTGGCTGTAGATATTTGGCAAGCGCGCCAGGTATCACAGACTGGTGGCGTAGGACTAGATGGTTTCAGTCCTAGCCCTTATCGCATGGGTAACAGCATGATCGGCAAAATCAGAGGCCTCTTAGCCCCGTACGTGTCACCGAATAGCATGGTGGGATAAATGCCTACCGCTGCCATTACCACGCTGCGTAGCACCATCGCAACGGCTTTAACCAATAACGGCGTATGGTCGGTATTTGCATACCCACCTGCAACGATTTTGGCTAACAGCTGCGTAGTGTTACCAGCCGATCCATATTTGACACCTAGCAATAACAGCCAGATTACAGTTTCACCGCTGGCTAATTTTAAAATTTTGCTAACCGTTCCCATGTTCGATAACCAGGGCAACCTGCAGGGCATTGAGGATTTTATAGTCGCAGCATTTACTAAATTAGCTGCATCTAACCTTGTATTTAATATGTCTAGCGTTAGCGCGCCCGGTGTATTAAATGCTGAAAGCGGCGATCTATTGACAGCCGAATTTAATATATCCGTACTAACGAGCTGGAGTTAAATCATGGCATGGAGTGATGAGGATCTGTCTTTCTTTAGAAGGGCTGGCCAAGAAGTACCAAAACAAAATGAAGAAGCAAAACAGGAAAAACCAACCAAAGAGAAGGCAGAGGAGTAGGCCGTGGCCGTTTATTTATCCAATGGCGTAGTAGTTACGCTAAATAGCATTGTACTTACAACAGTAACTACAAGCGCAACAATTAACCGTACTTTTGATGAGCTTGAAGTGACCGCCATGGGCGATACAGCTCATAAGTTTGTTAAAGGTTTAGAAGCCAGCACAATCACTTTAGATTTTCTAAATGATGATTCTGCTAGTGGTGCAGGTTCAGTACGTGCAGCTTTGCAATCAGCCTGGGGTACAACAGTGCCGCTAACGCTAAAGCAAACAAGCGCGGCCGTATCAGCTACCAATCCTTTATATAGCACTACGATTTTGGTAAACAATACTACCGACATTAACGGCGCTACCTCTGACCTAAGTACTCAATCGATTACATTTACTTGTAATTCACCAATCGTAATTACAACTAGCTGATAAAAAAGAATAGGGGCTAAAAATGGCAAAGTTAAAAATTACAAAAACAGATGGCAGCGTATCTGAGCATCAGATAACACCAGCGATCGAATACGCGTTTGAGCTGTATGCAAAGAAAGGTTTTCATCGCGCTTTTCGCGAGGATGAAAAACAAACCGATGTTTACTGGTTGGCGTGGGAGTGCATAAGAAGTAGCGGCGAAACCGTGCCAGAGTTCGGCGCACAATTCTTAAAAACCCTTAAAAAGGTGGATGTGTTAGAGGATGACCCGGAAGCGTAAGGCGTGACTCGTTTGCATATTTGATCGCACGGATCAGTTTGGAAACGGGAATATCGCCTAAAGATTTAATCGCACTAGATTCATGGATGTTTAAAGCTTTACTGCAGGCGATGAAAGATCGATCTAAGGAGATGCAAGATGCTTACAGTAGAAATACGCGGAAACGCTGATCTGCGTAAAGCCCTACGTGTTTTTGCACCCGATCTCGAAACCGCTTTACGTAAGGAATTAAACGATGCTTTAAAGCCAGTAGTAAAAAAGGCTAGAGGATTCGTACCTAGCCAGTCGCCTATGAGTGGCTGGCAGGCACGATCTTTTTCTGAGGCGCGTTTTCCAATATTTAATTACGGGACAATTACTCGTAATATTGTGCTAGAAAATAAGGTAAGCAAGCGCGATCGCAATGGCTTTACATCCCTGGCAAGAATTGTAAATAAATCACCAGCTGGTGCAATCTATGAAACTGCTAGACGGCCGCAGGCATGGGTAGGGCCGAAAGCATCTGGTACATCTAAAGGCGTTAGCCGTTCGGTAAACCCTGGTGCTGGCGCAAAGTTTGTAGAAAACCTAGGCATAGTAGTAAAAAGTGATAAAGGCCAAGGCCGTTTTATTTATCGAGCCTGGGCACAAAGCCAAGGCGTAGCAGTAGGCGCAGCTAACAAGGCAATAGATACAGCCACTAGAGAATTCTATAAACGAGCTGCTCAACAATCATTTAGTAAGGCCGCCTAATGGCATATCCAGATATTAAATTAGGTTCATCTTTTGATGCTAAAGGTTTTAAGCAAGCCGAAACAGCATCGGCCAAACTTGGTAAAACTATTAAGAATTTGGCAGGCACGTTCGGTATAGCTTTAGGTGCTAAAGCGATAGTAGATTTTGGTAAAGCTGCGGTTAAAGCTTTTCAACAGGATGAAGCGGCTGCTATACGTTTATCTCGAGCTGTAGAAAATTTAGGCATTGGATTCGCTAATGCAGATATATCTAAATTCATAGCAAACCTTGAACGATCTGCAGGTATAGCCGATGATGTTTTAAGGCCAGCATTTCAAGCCTTATTAACAACCACCGGATCGCTAACTCAATCCCAAAAATTATTAAATGATGCAATCACAATTAGCCGCGCATCTGGCGTTGATCTGGCTACGGTATCTGAGGACTTGGCTAAAGGATACGTAGGCATTACTAAAGGTTTGGCCAAATACAATACCGGGCTAACTAAATCAGAAATAAGCACTAAATCATTTAGTGAAATATTGGATGTCTTACTAAAACAATCGGCTGGCGCAGCTACAGATTATTTAGGCAGTACGTCTTATCAGATGGATGTACTTAGCATAGCTACAGGTAATGCATCTGAAATTATTGGCGGCGGTTTAGTAGATGCTTTTGCAGCTGTTGCTGGTGGTACGCAGGCCAGCGATGCAGCTATTGCCATCGAAGCCGTTGCTACGGCTATTGCCAATATTGAAATAGCAATCGGTAAGACAATAGGCGCAATTCCTAACCTATTAAAAAACTTAGCTAATTTGCCTAAAAATATCTTTTTAGGATTTGCTGGCGCACAGGCTGGCGTAAAACTAACACCTAAACCTAAACCTGAGCCACCGACAGCACTAGAATTATCTAAAGAGGAACAGGCTAAACGCCTTGCTAAATTAGAAGCCGATGCAGCTAAACGAGCCAAACTATTGGCCGATCTACAAACTAAGCAATTAGCCAATGCCAAAAAACAAGCTGAGGCGGAAAAGAAACGTCAATTATTAGAAAAGGCTAAATTAGCCTTAACTAAAGCTGCAGCCGTATTTGATTTAAATAAGATACAAATAGCAGCTGCGTTAAAGGCTACTTATGATAAAGATGAACGTTTACGCCTATTGGCTATGCAGGAAATCGAAAACGAAAACGGCGAGGCCGCGCTTAAATACATCGAGCAATTAAAACTGCTAACTGCAGAACAACAAACTAACAAGTTAGCCGGTATTAAAGCAATTAGCGAAACTGAACTTAATTACATTAATCAACTGCTGTTAGATGAACTGCAGCGCATTAAAACTACAAAAATGACCGAGGAGGAGGCCGCATTAGCTCGACAAGCGGCATACGCTAAATACAATGCGGCCATCCAGCAATCAGGCGGCTTAGCTGAGGCTAATTTTTATAGTGAAAAAACTCAGTTAGAACTACTGCAAATTGCTAAATTAGCGGCACTTGATAAGGTAGCAGCGGCACAAACTACCTACGATATTCTTAATTACACTAGCCAAAAAACTATTATTGAAAAAATTGCAGCTGCTCAAAAAATTGCAGATGATGCTAAATATAAAGCGTTAGAGGATTACTTAGCATTACTATCTAAGCCTATTCAAATGCCTGTAGTAGAGCCGCCGCCTGGCCCTAAAGGCCCTAAATTTGGCGTAGGTGGGCAACCTATTTGGGATGATGGCATGGGTGGCCCGGGATATGGCACAGGCCTAGGTACTGGCATGGTGGGCAGTTTGGATAATTCGGTAACGATAATTGTCGAAGGCTCAGTACTAGATGGCGAGGATTTTAGCGACATCATTAATAGAACGATGTTAGACAATATTCGTAGAGGTTTAACACAAAATCCAGCGGGATCGTTGCCAGGCTAATGCCAATTCCAACAATTAACGCCATTATTAATTTTGGTACTGGGCCATCCACAGCACAAGCCATGATTTTAGATGAAGGCATTTTAGGTACTAACGTACTAGCAGATTCGGCATCTTTAATTGTCGATGTTAGCAACGTAGTGGACACTATTAATATTAGGCGTGGTCGATCGGCTACAGCTGATGAATTCCAAACAGGTACGTTAAGCTTGCGTATTGTAGATCAAAATGGCGATTTTAACCCACAAAATAGTGCTAGTCCCTATTACGGCTTTTTAACGCCTATGCGTAAGGTGTCTATATCGGCTACTTATAACGGCGTTACGTATCCAATGTTTAGCGGTTTTATTACAAGCTATACAACGACAGTACCACGCAACGCTAATGATGTCGTATATACAACGATCGCGGCGGTTGATGCCAGCCGTCTAGCCCAAAATGCCCAGATTAGTACCGTTACAGGTGCATCCGCTGGGGATCTAAGTGGCACAAGAATTAATCAGATCCTTAATACGATTTCATGGCCATCATCGATGCGTGATGTTGATGCCGGACTAACCACGTTGCAAAACGATCCAGGTACAGCTCGTACAGCCTTAGCAGCCTTGCAGACGGCCACAAATAGCGAGTATGGCGCAATATATGTAAATGCGGCTGGTTCCTGGACATTTCAAGATCGCACCGTAACCGTTGCAAGCGTGGCCGGTACAGCCACAGTATTTAACGATAATGGCACAGATATTGGATATGCCAATGCTGTTTGGCGATTAGATGACACCCTTGTATTTAATCAGGCAAATATTACACGTACGGGCGGTACAATCCAATCAGCAACCAACGCAGCTAGTGTTGCTAAATATTTTGCCCATACTTATAACCAACAAGATTTACTTATGCAGACGGATGAAGTTGCCCTGGATTATGCCCGTGCGTACGTGGCCAGCCGAGCCGAAACAAGCATTAGATGCGATGCTATCGAGCTAGACCTTTACACAGCCAATTATAACAATGGCATAACAGCCGCGCTTAATTTAGATTTTTTTGACCCAGTAACTATTACTACTAACCAGCCTGGAAGTTCAACACTTACTAAAACTTTACAAGTATTTGGCGTGGCACACAGCGTTACACCCAATAAATGGCGCACTACTTTTACTACACTTGAACCCGTTATTGATGGGTTTGTATTAAACTCGACCCAATATGGCGTACTTGATACGTCTGTACTAAGTTACTAAGGAGATATAAAATGGGAGCAGGAGCAGGTTTTAAGACCTTTGTAACTGGTGACGTACTAACGGCGGCAGATACAAATGGTTATTTAATGCAAGGCGTATGGGTATTTGCCACTGCGGCAGCTCGCGATGCAGCTGTAACTAGCCCGCAAGAAGGCAATATGTGTTACTTAAAAGACACTGATGCTGTGCAGTATTATTCTGGATCAGCCTGGACAGCTGTAGGCGGTTCAGGTGGATTAACTTTACTTTCAACTACTACCTTATCTGGCGCAACCGTAACAATTCCATCTATCGTGCAGACTTACAAATCTTTACGCATGGTCATTTATGGTGTTACCAATGCCACTGCCAACGGTGTTATGCGTATTGCGCCTAACGGCAATACAACAGGATCTTCGTATGTATCGACTGACAGCGTTGGTGCGTCATTTGTTAGCTCAGTAAACCGCGTTACTTATTTGAACCTTGGTACTACTGCGTGGTTAAGAACTGCAACAAACAATGTGGCAACAGTGCAAATTGATAATTACACATCAAGCACAAATTACAAGCCAATCAACGCATACGGTTATGCTGAGGAAACTGGTGGTTCCGTAATGTCATTTAATATTGGTGGCGCATTTGTATCCAATACCGCAGTCACTTCTTTAGTATTTTCAAATGCCGGTGGAAACTTATCTACTGGAACTGTCCTACTTTATGGAGTGAACTAATGACTAAGCCAATCGTAAGAATCCACGACCAACAAACTAATGAGGTTATTGATCGTGAAATGACCGATGCAGAGTTTGAAGCCTACGAACTAGATCAAGCTAATATAGCTGAAGATAAAATTAAGGCTCAAGCCAAGGCAGATGCTAAAGCTGCGCTATTGGCTAAGTTAGGCATAACAGCCGATGAAGCAGCCCTACTGCTGGCATGAGTGCGATCAGCTATAACGGCTGGCCAGCCTCTAAAGATGTTGAGTCGATCCGTATCAAGTCTTACACGATTAAGGGCAGCCACGTTAAGCTGCGTTGCGCATATTTTGCTGCGCCTTTACTGGTTGCCTTTGCTGAGTCTTTTAATGAACTGATCGAGCCGATCGATGGCGGTGCGCTTGATGACTGGGGCTACTGCTATCGAGATGTTAGAGGCGTACCCGGCAAGTTAAGTAACCACAGCAGCGGCACAGCGATTGACCTTAACGCAACTAAGCATCCGCTAGGTAAGGCTGGCACTTTTGAACCAGGCGAGGTAACAATGATCTTGGCACTAACCCGCAAGTACGGCCTAATTTGGGGCGGTACATGGACACGCAAAGACGAAATGCATTTCGAGATAGGGCAAGACCCAGTAAAGACAGCAAAATTAATAGAGAAGTTAGGACTAAGTTATGCCGACTAGCGCACAGGTATCAGTATCAACAACAGTCGTAATTATTGTAGCTGCAACCAATTTCGATCAAACCGTAAACCTACATAATTTAGGTGGCGGTTCAGTTTATTTAGGTGGGTCAAACGTAACTACATC